AGTAGGATGTTCGCGTGTTGATATTGTTTTGTCTCGACGTAAGCGTAACAATTCTTGAGCATATTCTTGCATTTGTTTTGTTTCGTGGATTTGAAACTCTAGTTCTAACCTCTTTTGCCTTTCTTTTAGAAATTCTTCTACGGTTGATGCCACACAAAGTTGTTGAAGCTGTTCTTCTAAATCATTGATGCTTTTATCTGCCGGTTCGTCTTTGACACCTCGAGCTTGTAGATAGTTGTGACAAGCTTGCTTATAGGCATCCTTTCTCGTAGCACCGTGAGCCATACCTTTATACAGTATATCTGTATTAGACATAGCTAAAACGGTTACGTCCCACGTTGGTTTCTCATTCCATCCTGTTGTTTTATAAATAACGGAATATTCTTTGACGTCGTCTCGTTGAAGATGTTCATTGAATTTGACATCAGCAAAACCATAATCTTCTGGCAGCATATTGGCGGTAGATTGCTTCAATATAATTTCGTTTATAACTTTTGAAATTTCAGTTAAATCTGAAGAAGTTGCAAACTTATTACTTTGTGTTGATAATTGGGTTCCATCTTTGTCCTTATAAAAAGGTGATTTAGAGTACATTCTGACATAGTTGATAAAGCCAGTAATGTACATTTCATAAGGAAATAGATCTAATGAAAATTGATATTTCTTGGAGTAATCTAGAGCTGTTTTACGCACATTATCAAATAGAAAATCGGTAGTTTTACCTTCTTTCTTTTCCATGAATGTGTATAGAGCAGATTCTAGTAGAGCCACATAACAATTTTGATTGATTTGTTCCTTATCTTCAGACGTTAACCAAAATAAGCATGATGTTATAGAACTTTTCTTGAGTACCGGCGCATATATACCATTTTCTAATTCTATGTATGTTCTACTACAGAATGAAATTTCTCCTTCTCCTTTTGCTTCAGTTTGAGTTAGATTGAAGAGTGTCGCATCTTTGGCTAAATCCTCGAATGTTACTTTGAAGTCGTTCCTATATTTACGTAAACAGTCGTCACCCATGATTACTGATTTTAATAATCCTTCTAGTGTTTCTAGACTGGGCATAACGCCTTCTCTCTCTTTATACAAACGTATAGTAGTGTACCACGATGTGAAATGGACTACAAATACATTGAGTAGAGTTGTCACATAAGAGCCAGATTCGTTTCCTCCTGTTACTCCATAGAGATGTCCATCCATATTGTGAAAACTAAAAGTTAACATATGGTATAGAGCATCTTTTTCAGCTTTGGTTATGTCGTCTCTAAATAAACATTCTATGAACCATTGTATAAGTTCACGAGGAATGCTTTTATCGAGGGCTGAAAAATCGGCGTTTTGGAAGTAACCTTGGATACTATTAAAGGTTCTCATGTGGGTAGTGGCATCAGCGTAAGGATTTTGACCTATTACGTAAATACATTCGTCTTTCTTTGCTATGATTTCGTTGAGATAATGTCCGAAGTAACTTTTTAGAACCATATTGATGGATAAATCAACTGAATTGAATAATCGCAGTTTGTATGTTGCTTTCTCTTTTGGTAGAAGTTCTACTTTCTTACAGTCTTGGCAAACCATGAGTGGTGGTATACCTTCCTTTACTGAACGCATATAATAATTGTAATCTTGCTTCAATATATTTCCTTCTTTAGTTTTGCTAAAGTGGTAGAATGGTGGAGCATTAAGACGATTCTTATTTGCATTCACGAACAATATGTCCGGATTTTGTGGTGGTCTTTTAGAAGGTACTCCTAGCATTTTCATTTTTGGTCCTGCAGATGTTGTCATGTCTAATCCTTTAATTAAATTCCATTGATTTAAAATTTCATGTGGCTTAAGGATCTTATAAGCGTGATCAGAATAATTAACTTCATAATATTGTTTTATTAGATGTAAAGTCCAATCTTTTATGTCTGCATCCCACTTGCCATACTGTTCAGTCTTTTCTGCATATTTACATGCTTGAGTATATAATGGATCATACACTCCTCGAAGATCTACTTTGAGTTTACTTCTATCAGTGACATCCTCTGGATTCAGAGGTGCTGGTGCTGTCATACATTCTAAATATTTTTCTGGCAATGGACTATATAATTTCTTATGACGATAATTATTATGGAATTTTAATTCAGGATAATAACCTAAAACGTGCAATTTATTGACTGGATTGTTGAAATAGGAAGCTTTTGAAGGTGAATTTAATTTTTCTGCTGTAAATTTATCTACTTGGAATGGTATTCCTGCTAAAGGATGTTTTATTGGCGTTAGTGTTGTTTCAAATTCTGGCGTGTAATTATTCGAGATGGCAGGTGTTCCGATTTTGCTTATGTCAGCTTCAGTAATTGTTGTAAACCATGTAACTTGTGATGCACTTAATCCGTTGTGTAAAGCAATGATTTTGTATTCGTTGTTGACTTTTGCGACCAATGGTAAACCACAGTCTCCGAGAGCAAATACATCTGATACACCTTTTAGTGAGATAACATTGAATTCTATAAAGTTTTGATTTAAATTATATAGAGGGTTGTTAGTATCTACTATAGGTATATGGGTATAAGGTATGTGTCTCATTGAACCGCGGTACATAATGGTATGATCTGTGGGCTTTATAAACCAAGCTTCATTTAAATTACTAATATCTTTAATATCAGCAAACATATTTGCGATGTTAGGAGCTGCTTGGAATGTTTTATCAGTTATTGATATAAAAGCTCGATCTTCGGGTCGTTCAATACGTATCACTTTTCCAGTGTAGGATTTTCCATCTGAGTCTATGGTGACTGGTTCACCAACGTTCTTGAATAGATGACTCACTGTTACAATAGTGTTGTGTACTACTAGACCATACACGCAACCTAAGGTATCTCCTTCTCTTTTTGAAACTCGAACATAATTTTTACGCAATTTTGTGCTTAATACAGCTAAAGGACTAGGTGTTTGATGTGAAACTTCTTTTAAAGTGAGTTTATTACTAGTACCTTCGCGTTGTTTTAAATAATCTACGCAAATAGAAGGAAATATACGCATATATTCGATGATTTGAAGATGGTCTTTTTTATGTATAGCTTCTTCAACCATTTTGCGCATTTCTTCGACTTGTTCTTGATATTGTTGATCTAAAGGTAAAATTGCATTTGATCTTGCTTCATATTCGTAGTTTCTGAATTTCTGAGTGAGGCCTTCTGCTTCAGCTTGTTCGTAGATAGCTTTTAGTTCTGATTCTGGGTCTTTGTGGAAAAGTACTCTCCTAAAACGATCTGTTAAATGTCGGATTTCGGGATCATCGTGGTTCACTGTGCTGTTGTTTGAATGTGATTTCTTTGTAAAGAAACCATTCATAATTTTCTTAAGTACTAATATAGTACCTAGACCTCCTACTAATGAGATTATCCAGTGATGTTTAAGATAACCTAGTAAACCTTTAGATCTTAATGTCTTGCGTTCTTCTTCAATAGTTTGTAGCCATTTCATGTATGCTGTATCTTCTACATGTACTCTGTTCCAGTAAAATCGGTTTAATTGTCCTAGAACTTCAGCATCTAAATGAGCGAAAGCTAATGGTGATTCACCTTTAGCATGTGAAGCTACAGTTGTTATGAGATAAGCATGGCGTTGATCGTTGTAATAGAATGTTATCCATATGTCTTCCACTTGAAATTGAATGCTTGTATCTTCTTTAGGTGGTACATAAAGAACATTTTCATAAAGAGTGTATATCTCCCGTTCATCTAGTAATTCCATACGTAGATAAACTCCAGGTCTTGCTTTGTTCATGAGTGTTGCCATTCCGTACATAGCTTCTTTTCGTTTTTCAAGTGTGCTGTAGTCGTTCTCTTGCAGTAAAGTTGTAGTTTGTGCATATGTGCGATGAATTTCTTGTATAAAACCAGGATCTAGTTTGATTCGGAAATCAGGGGAAGGTTTGAATAATGTTCCTAGCATAGCACTAACTGATGAGAGAGTTGTTGAGGCTGCCTCTAAGTTCTTAGCTGTAATGCTACAAGCTGGTTCACAGATAGTCTGGCCAGCATATCCTTCTTGCACTCTGATTTCATAACTTGCACTTAAAGATTGTA